AACAAGAAAAAGACATCAACAGAAAGGCAGAAGAATTCATGAAAACAATGAACTGGAAAAGGGCAATAATGGTTTATATACAACCTAGATAAAATATGATATAAAAGATCCAGACACATCAACAGCAGGAGGCGAGGAAACTGGCAGTGAAGATACGAACGAGGAGCGATTGGGCTAAGGAATTTTATCAAGAATATTTTACTGAAGACGAGTTGGAACCTAACGCAGAAGGGGAATGTCCAGTATCATGTGTGTTCTCTAATCATGGTAAAGGTAGAGGTGACAAGAGCAAATCTATGTCAGTGAACATCACCACAGGAGAATATAATTGTATGGCTCCAACATGCAAGGGTGGAACAGAATTTGACTTCTATTGTCAGATGAATGAGATTGAATCCAGTAAGAAGAATATCCTAAGGGTGAAGAAAGTCCTGGAAGAGAAATTAGGCGAGAGACCTGATTCAGTCACAGGAGGCACGGATGGTTCTGTTGAACAAGATGATAAGTTCATCGATATTGATGAAGTTGAATTCCGACAGAAGCGACTATTGGATAAATATCCAAAGGAGCTTGAATTTTTGAAATTCATGCGTGGGCTAGATGAAGCCACCATTAAGCAATTTAGATTGGGTTACAAGCCAGCAGAGGACAGAATAAGCATACCTATATTCGACGAACATGGTAGGTGTGTTAACATTCGTGGGTATTCCAGACATGATCCCCTTAACAAGATTAACTCGTATGGTGCAGGATACGGCAAGGGTAGATTGTTTCCTATTGAGAATTTGTTCTCTGAGGAAAAAGACATTCTCCTGTGTGAAGGTGAGTTTGATGCTATCCTTGCTAACCAGATGGGCTACAATGCAGTGACAGCAACTATTGGTGCAGGGAATTGGAAGGGAAGATGGAACAATCTATTCTCAAGAAAGAATGTTTATATCTGCTATGACAATGACGAAGCAGGAAAGCTTGGAGCTGAGAAAGTTGGCAAGCAGTTAATCAAGAAAGCTAGGAAAGTTAAGATTATCGACCTTGGTCAGAAGATGGATATCAATGGTGGAGACATCACAGATTTCTTCGTGGAGCTTGGCAAGACCAAAGAGGATTTTGATGAGCTATTATCTAAATCCAAGGATTTCAGTGGATTGGAATATAACGACAAAGGTCAATTGATCAAGAGTGAACATAATGTTGAGATTATATTGACCACAGGAGCATTTGAGGATAAGTTCTATTACAACGAATTCAGTGGGATGGAAATGATTCATGGGGATTTGCCTTGGAGAGATAATGATGGATTCTCCCAATGGACTGATTCAGATGATAGTAACCTTAGACATTACATTGGAATCAACTTTGGCATACGTAACATCATAACAATGTTGGAAGATGCTATTACCACGATTGCCTTCAGTAACATGTATCATCCAATTAAGAATTTCATTGAGACAGAGCAATGGGATGGATCCAAGCGGTTGAGTGGTACTTTTATTAATTGGTTAGGAGCAGAGGATAATAGTTATAATAGGAAAGTAGCAGAGATGAGTTTGGTTGCAGCAGTAGCACGTATCTACAAACCTGGAATAAAATATGACTATATGCCAGTCCTAGTTGGTGAACAAGGGATTGGTAAGAGTTATATGTTTGAAGTTCTCACAGAACATAAATGGTTCTCTATTCTCAGCGACTTCGGTGGTAAGGATACTTACGAGAAGTTACAGGAATCCTGGATATTCGAAGTAGCAGAATTAGAAGCATTCAAGAAGAGTGAGGAGCGAGAGATTAAAAGCTTCATAACCACCACTAACGACAAGTTTAGATCATCTTATGGTAGGAGGGTAGAGGAACACCCACGGACTTGTGTATTCTTCGGTACGACCAACGAGAATGAATTCTTGAAAGACTCCACAGGTAACAGAAGATTCTTGCCAATAATATGTAACAACAAACAAGGCAAGAGTCCTGACTTAAGGAAGTTGGAAGTTCTTGTAGAACAATATTGGGCTGAAGCATTGTACCTTTGGAAGTCAGGATATAAATTAGAGCTTCCTGCACAGGAGGCAAAGATGGCATTGGAAATGCAAGAGGATCAATATAGTAGTGATCCTTGGGAAGATATTATAGAACAACATTTGATGAAGAATGATATGGATGAAATATCTATTCCAGAGATTTGGTTCAAGATTCTTGGTGGGGATGGAACTAAGGTAGCAAGATTCCAGACTGAGAGAATCAAGAAATGTTTGGATCGTTTGGATTGGAAGAAGGGTAAACGCAAGAGAACAGACTTTGGTTTGGTATCAGTATATGAGAGAAAACGGTTATATGAGGTGGAATAAGGGTAAATTACCTTTATTTCCCTTATCTCCCACGATGTTTCCTCATTTACCTGAATCTAGGGAAATCGGTTCTTAACTCAGGATCGGTACTTAACTTTCACTGAAAAGTACTTAACTTTTTAGGAGATAAGTACTGAAAATATTCACTAGTGGCAGTAGCTGAACAACTTTAGGTACTTAAGTACTTAACTTTTTATACTACTAATACAAAAATATAGAAATTAAAGAGAATTTTAAAAGGGTAGTAGAGCAAAATTTTTTCCAGGTACTTAAGTACTCAAAATGAGTCAACATGGTGCAGGGCAAGGGATTGCTAAGTACCTGTCCCAGAAAAAGTTAAGTACCAAATAAGAAGTTAAGATACTTTGGATACTTTAAGTACTCAACAAAAATTAGGAGGAAATTACTGATGGGATGTAACCAAGTGCAAGATAAGAATTATGAGAAGCTGATGAAGGATTTAGGTAAGGATGAGTTATTAGCAGACTGGAAGAAACACCTTAAAAATCATGATGATATGAGTAAGGAAATCTACAGGCTCAAAGGAGAATTGATTACAGTAATGTTGGCTTATGCTAGTGCAGGACACAGAAAAAGAAGAATTGAAGAAGATTTATATAGAGACAATAAAAGTGTGCTTTAATTCAAGGTATCATGCATAATTAAAATTAAATAAAGAGGAGTGATCGGTATGGGAAAAGGAAGACCGACAAAGTTAACACAAAAAGTACAGGAAGCTATGTGTGAAGGTATAAGGAAAGGGAACTATGCATCAGTTGTTATGAAGGGGTTGAACATTGACTCTGGAAACCATTGGAACTGGTACCGAAAAGGTAAGGCTAACGAACTTGACGGTGATGGTGGTAATCGTTATGTTGATTATTTCAATAGTATCAATGAAGCTGAGGCAGATGCCGAGCAACGTATGGTTGATCAGTGGCAGGAACATTTTCCTGGAGACTGGAGAGCTATCCAGACTTTCATGGAAAGACGGTGGAATGACAAGTGGGGTAGGAACGATAAAGTCAAACAAGAAGTTACTGGTAAGGATGGTGGAGCTATTGAAACTAACCAGAAGCATCAGACTGATTTGACAAAGCTATCAGAGGGGGAGTTGATCCAACTTGAGTCTATCCTTGGAACATCTTCCAAGTCTGGAAGCAATTCGTCAGGAGAGAGCTAAAAGAAGTTTAATTGGTTTCACCAAACATACGAAACCAGATTATGACATTAACTGGCACCATGAGAAACTAGCAGAGTTGCTTGATAAATTGTATCGCAAGGATATCAAACGACTGATGGTATTTATGCCTCCACGACACGGCAAAAGTGAGCTTGTGTCAAGGAGGTTTCCTGCTTATATTTTAGGGAAGAATCCTAATGCTAGTATCATATCAACAAGCTACTCTGCAGGGTTAGCAAGTAGCATGAACAGAGATGTTCAACGGATAATTGATTCACCAGAATATAACCAATTGTATCCTGAGACTAACTTAAGTGGCTCCAACGTAAGATCAGTTGGTAACTACTTAAGGAACTCAAATATATTCGAAGTTGTTGGATATAAAGGTTCTTATTTGTCTGCAGGAATTGGTGGAGGTATTACTGGCAGGGGTGCTGATTACGCAATCATTGATGACCCTATCAAGAACAGAGCCGAAGCAGAATCCAAGACATATCGTGATAAGGTATTTGATTGGTTCACATCAACATTGTATACACGTCTGGAGAAAGATGCGTGTGTGTTGATTACACTAACTAGATGGCATGAGGATGACCTTGCTGGTAAGTTGCTAGAACTTGCACAGGACAGCCCAGAAGCGGATCAATGGCATGTTCTCAACTATCCAGCAGTTAGGTTAGATATGAAGGATGAGACAGACCCAAGAGAATTGGGTGAAGCATTGTGGAAAGATAAGTATGGTAAGGATACACTCAATACCATTAAATCAACTATTGGCACATACGAGTGGTCAGCATTGTATGAACAGAATCCATCACCATCTGGAGGTAGCATTGTCCAGAGAGATTGGTTCCAATATTATCAAGCACTTCCTAAGATGGATGAAGTTATTCAATCGTGGGATTTTGCATTTGATAAGAGATAGTTCCAGTTACGTTGTTGGACAGGTTTGGGGTAAGTCAGGAGTTGACAAGTATCTAATTGACCAAGTCAGAGACCGAATGAACTTTACAGAATCTTTGAAAGCAGTTAAGAATTTATCAGCTAAGTATCCTGAAGCCAAAGCCAAATTCATTGAGAAGAAAGCAAATGGTGCAGCAATCATTACTTCATTAAGAAAGCAAATCAGCGGTATCATACCAGTCAATCCAAGTGGGAGCAAGATTGAACGATTGTATGCGGTCACTCCTCAATTCGAGAGTGGTAATGTATACATACCAGACCCAAGCATTGCACCATGGGTGAACGATTATGTGGAGGAGCTAGTAAGCTTCCCAAATGCTACTAACGATGACCAGACGGACACTACATCACAAGCATTGAATAATATGGAGAATAGGAAGAAGCGTTCAACCGTTAAGGTACGTGCATACTAATCGTACAGGAGGTGATTTAATGGCATCAACAAAAGCTTATGTGATGGAAGATGGAGAAGTGCTATCTCAGAGCTACATGGACAGCTATATTCTAAAGCAGAAGGATGATGGTAGTAACCAAATACCTAGTGATAGCTTTAATCAAACATATAGTGGACTTGGATTAGTGGAGCCTATCTATAACATTGAAGCCTTGGCACAATTGCTAGAGATCAACACATTCCATTACCGAGCAGTTAAGACCAAAGCAAGGGATATTGCTGGTTTAGGATGGAATTTGGTACCAAGAGAAGGTGTGGAGAATCCTTCACAGGAGGAAAGGAAATCAGTCAAAGACTTCCTAGAAACTTGTAATCCATCAAGAACATTTACTGAGATATGCGATATGGTTATGGTTGACCATGAAGCTACAGGTAATGGTTATTTTGAAGTTATCCGTGATGTCAGCGATGATAAAGTGGTAGGATTGGAACACATTCCAGCACACACTATGAGAGCTCATCAGGATATGGAAAGATATGTTCAGATAAGAGGTAGGAATAAGGTATGGTTCAAGAAGTTCGGTTTGGATAAGGATGTCAACAAGGACAGTGGAGAAATTAAGGATTATGGAGCAGTTGAGGTAGGAAATCGTGCTACTGAAGTTCTCCACCTTAAGAACTACACGTCACGCTCAGACTACTATGGTGTACCAGACATTCTTCCTGCACTAGGAGCATTGCTAGGGGACAAGGAGAGGCAAGAGTACAATACGTCCTTCTTCGAAAATCACGCAATTCCTGCCTATGCTGTGACCGTTTCAGGAGCAGACCTAGATGAACAGACTGAACGAGATATCAAGAAGTTCTTCCAACAAGATGTTAAGAAGGCAAATCATTCGACACTGGTGTTGACAGCCAAACCATCAGAAGGTGAATATGATTCTCCTCCTGTGGAATTCAACTTCCAAGCATTGAGTACTGATACCAAGGAAGCATCTTTCAGAATGTTCCGTCAAGACAACCGTGATGAGATTCTTTCAGCACATGGGGTTCCACCATATCGTGCAGGAGTTAATGTTGAAGGTCAGATGGGTGGATCATCTGCAGCAGAGTCTACTGAGATTTACAAACAGTCAGTAGTTAAACCTAAGCAAGAAGTTCTCGAAAGTAGAATCAACCGCTTCATCATCAAGATTGGTCTAGAAATAATGGACTGGAAATTCGTTCTGAATGAGATTGATACTAGAGATGAAGATAGAGAAATCGACAGACTTGAAAAGTTGTTTAAAATGGGGTACTACAGTCCTAATATGTTAAGGGAAGAACGTGGTGATGAACGTATTGATGACCCTAACATGGACACACACTTCATTAATGGTGTGCCTATATCCACAGGAGGTCAAGAGCAAGTCCTGGACAGTGTTAAAGATTTACACAGGGAGCTTGTGAAGGTGGTGCAGAAGGGTGAATAAAACTAAGGCAATGACCGCTAAAGTGGTAGACTTCCTTGCACAGCATGGGAAGTTACCTGCAGTCAAGACCGTGGATGAACGTTTAATTGCTGCAGAGGAGCTTTTGACCAACAGGTTAGTGGAACTACAAGATGGATTAGAGAGTAAATTCATTGAAGCCTTGCAAGAACGTGGAAAGATACCCAGTAATGAACGACAACGCAAGTTACTGATCAGCCAGATATTTGATCTTCCGTTTGAGGAAATGATTCACGTCATAACCGAAGATAGTGTAGAAGGTTTAGACCTTGGCAGACAACTATCTTTCGAGGATATGTTGGATGCAGGAATGACCGTTGCATTTACGGCATTCAGTGAAGATGTCAGGGATAAACTGCAAGAGAAAGTTTACGAGTTCTCTGATGACACATTCTCCAGAATCAAAGGAGATTTTGCTACCACATTAAGCAAAGGTTATGAAGATGGACTTGGTATAGACGAAGTTGCTACAAACCTAAGAGCAGATTTTGACAACTTAAGAGATTACCGATTAAGGTTGATAGCCAGAACGGAAATCCAATCAGCACAGAACGAGGGTTCTCACAAGACACTAATTGATTATGGAGTTAAGTATAAGCAATGGTTGACTGTTGGAGATAGTAGAGTACGTGGAAGAGACCCAAAAGACAAATACGACCATGTTGAACTTCATGGACAGGTAGTAAGAGTTGATGAGAATTTCTCAAATGGTCTTTTGTATCCAGGAGAGCGTTCAGGAGCTATTGGTGAGTGGATCAATTGTAGGTGCAGAGAAAGACCTTTCATACCTAAGAAGGGTGAACACATTATTACTACACCATATTATCCTAAGTCTGCTTAAGGGAGGTGAGAGCTTCATACGATTGGAACAGAGTTAGCACGAAAATATTTTAAGGGGGTTCTATAATGGCAGATGATTGGTACGCTAAAGGCACGTTTGATAATATTAGTGGATTTGGGTATGTTACTTATGTTGACTATTATGTAGCAAGCCTCAATGATGGAGGTTCAATTGGAGACATTCCAGTGTCATTGAACAATGCTAGATATTGCCCAAATTACGAGTGGGATTGTTCTGGTGCGACCAAAATCGATTGGTGGATGAAGTTACAACGATGGTCATCAGATACAGGTTGGGTAACTATTGGTACACGTTCAGGTTACATCTCAGGTACTAGTCCATCTAACAGAACATTCACTGATGTAATAAGAGGTAGAAGTCTGATGCGAGTGGTCTTGGTGTTTTCTGCTGCATCAACGCATTATACTGATTATTTCCGTCACGAGTAAAAGTGATTAAATATTAGCAGAAAGGAGAAATGAAAATGCCAGAGTTAACAGCACCAATTGTGTATAAGAATGATGAGAAGCGTATTGTGTTTGGTCCAGTTCTTATTCCTGATGAGCCAGATTCTGATGGAGATGTTGTATCAGCGGAGCACATCGAACAAGTAGCACACAAGTTTGTCGAGGAATATGGAAATATCGACCTACAACATTCTTTGAATAATGTAGGGAAGCTAGTAGAGAGTTATATTTTACCAGTGGATATTGACACAGGAGATAACAATATTGTGCCAAAAGGTTCCTGGATGATGGGAGCCCGAGTTACTGATGATGCTACATGGAAAGCAGTCAAGGACAAGAAGCTTGGTGGATTCTCTATCATGGCACTACAGAAGACCGCTATGAAATCAGCAGAGAAGAACCAAGAGAGCAAACGAATCACCTTAGCAGACTTAGGGGATGATTGGATTGTCAATGCAGTGTCATTGGTTGACGAGCCAGCAGTACCCAAAGCTAAATGGCTTGCTATTAAAAGTAAGGGGGTGAGCACAGACGTGAATGAAACAGTAGAAAAAGCTATTAATGGTTCACTGGAACATAGGAAGAAACTAATTGACCAGGAACTAGATAAACAGTTCTCAGGATATGACAAGTTTCCAATTATCCATTCTACATTGATGGATTCCGTTGTATTCAGAGTCATTGATGACAGAGAGAATACACGTAAGACTTATCAGGTAGGCTACGAATTATCTGAGACGGGTTCTGTTGATTTTATAGAAGAACCTAAGGAAGTTATGGTTCAGGAATCAGTTGTAGAAATTCAGAACATGCTTGGTGGTGGATTCAAGTCAAAAGATACTGATGAAGAAGGATTCATGAGTAAATTCATGAGGGGAATGGGTTTCAAAGGTAAGAGTCAATCCACTGAGAAAGCTGGAAAAGTCATTTCCAATGCCAACATGGACAAGTTACGTAAGGCTAAGGAAGTCATCGACGACCTATTGAGCGTTGGTGAAAAAGAACGAGAATCGAAAGCCAAGGGAGGCACTAAGAATATGGAAAAAGATGAAGTTCAAGCACTTATTGATGAGTCATTTAAGTCCGTTAATACTAAACTTGATGACGTGATTAAGTCCTTAGGTAAATCCTCACAGGAGGAAGATGGTTCTGAGAAAGATGGAGCTGAGAAGTCCAAAGGTGAAGATGAGCAAGAGGAAGAGTCAGCTGAAAAGTCAAAAGGTACTGATGAGAAAGATGAGTACAAAGAAAAGTATGAAACTGCATTAAAACAGATTGAAGACCTGAAGAAGAAGCCATTCTCAAACCGCTTAACTGGTCAGGACAATGGAACAGAAAAGTCAGCAGAAGATGAAGACAAGAAGCCATCACGGAATGCATTCGGTTACAAAATTAAGAAGTAAAAGGGGAGATTAGACTATGAATAATCAACAAATGTTAGATAAGATTAATAGTGCATTGAAATCAGTAATGACAACTGATTTAGGTTCAAGCAAATTAGCAACTGCAAAGCAAGAGCAATTCGTTCAGACAATTTCAGAGGCTACACGAGTGCTTGATTCAGCACGTAGAATCAACATGAGGAGCCACACACACGACATTGACCGAGTTGGATTCGCAGATCGTATTCTAGGTACAGCAGCAGAAGGTGTGGCAGGAACAAGCGACAGCAAGCCAGTATTCAATACCAATACTCTTGAATCTGTAGAGGTGATGGCGATTGCTGGTATCACTGATTCAACAATGGAAGACAATATTGAGCGTGCAGGGTTCGAGGATACTTTACTTGACCTAATTGCAGACCGTTCAGGTATCGACCTTGAAGAATTATTCCTTAATGGTGACAAAACTTCTGGGGATGCATTCCTTGCACTTACTGATGGTTGGTTGAAGAAATCAGCTAATCTTGTAGATGGTGGAGCGACCACACCTGCATTTGATGCAACAGATGTTGAGGCAATGTTTGATGCAATGGTTGCATCAGTACCAAAGAAATTCTTGCGTAATCGTTCTGAGTGGACTTTTTGGGTACACTGGGATATCGAAGATGCATACCGTAATGTGTTGAAAGCACGTGGTACTGGCTTAGGTGACTTTGCTCAGACTACTGGACAACAGTTAGCATACAAAGGGTTCACAATTCAAGATTCTGCGAATATGCCAGAGGGTACTGCATTCCTTGCACCTGCAACAAACCTAGTATATGGTGTGTATCGTGATATCTTCATTGAGCCAGACCGTATGCCAAAGGCACGTAAGACTGATTTTGTAACTACATTACGTGTAGATGCTAACTTTGAAGATGAGAATGCTTCTGTAGTAGGTACTGGATATACAGGACAATAAGAGGGAGGTAATTACTGATGAATGAAGTCAAGGTAACTAATGTTGGAAACAGAATACGCAATCGATTAGGATACAATTTTCAACCGAAACAGGAAGTTGCCTTGTCCGTTAATAATCGACAATTGCTAACTCTAAGAGCAGTAAAGGATTTCAAAGTTGTAGTTCTTGAACCTGAGACCAAAGCGGATACGGATGATGGAATCAAAGTTGATGCAGAAGTTGATGAGAAGGTAGTTGAGGAGCAAGAGCTCAACTACTCAGAACTCAATATGGAGCAAGTCCTGAAAGCTGTTGAAGATGGCAAGATCGATTTGGATGAGGCTATTGCAAAAGAGGTTTCTGGTAAGAATCGTGCAACACTCCTGGATAAGCTAAAGGATATTAAGAAGTGAGTTTATTCACAGGGAAAACAGTCACTGAAGTAGTGACAGCTCAAGATATCAGGAACATGACTGGCATCAAGACAGGAGATTTTGAATTTTCTAATGCTACAGACCAGGAAATAGCATTGAATAATCTCCTGGAGAATTGGGTTGAAAAGATTGCTTCTCATATCTACATCAGAATTGGTAGAGAAGTTGATATTCAGGATGGAGAATTCTTAGCTATCCAAGATGTGCTGATAAGAACAGTAGCTAATCTGGTAGCCATTGCACAACAACAAAGGTCAAGTCCAGTGGTGCAGATTAATAGTTTTGCAGTTAACATTCTCAACACAGGAGAGGTTACAAAAGAGCTTGACAAGGAACTGGAACCATTTATTCGCTACAAGCAAGGTAGTGCAAGTGGTAGGATGAGCATATTCTCTTCACTGGAGGACTTTGTAGATGGAAATTAATCGAGATGACCTAGACAAATTAATACCAAAGGTGAAGAGAGCCTTGCAAAAGACCCATGACTTAACAGCACAGGAATTGTGGGGGAACTTAATGGAGTTCTCCCCTCAAGACCATGGTAGGCTTGCAGGTTCATGGGTTCTTCAACGTAAAGGCAAGATGGAATCCACAATAGGTACCAAAGTGAAATATGCACTGGTACAGAATGATGGTTCTGACCCATATATGATATATCCTAGACAAGCTAAATCGTTGAGATTTTCAGTTGCTGGAGGATTCATATTTGCCAAAGCAGTTCTTCATCCTGGTATCCAAGGTACACATTACATTGAAGGTTCCATTGCTGCAGCAGAGTCAAGGATACCACAGTTCGTCCAAATGGCACTAGATCAGGAGGGGTTGTAAGATGTCCGTTAATACCAAACCCTTAGTTGAATTATTCAATGAAATTAGGGAAGCTATTATCACCAAGATTGAGAGTCACGAGAACTTGACAGATATTCAAGAAGTTGTGTATGGAGAGCGACAAAGGATTGGTAAACTTAAGTCTCCTGCAGTGTGGATGGTTCCTGAAGCTTATGCACCAGAACTTAAAGGTGGCAGAACAGCACAACATGACTTCACCTTTGACTTTGTGGTGCTAGTTAAGGGTAATAACCCACAGGAGGAATTGAAGCAAGCAGAGGCATTGTCAATGACCTTATACGATGTGTTTACAGCAGATAGAACATTAGGTGGTTTAGTCAGTGATGTCAGACCAATGAGAGTTGATCCTGCATATGAAGCAGGAAACAATACTCAACTATATTGGTCATCAGTACAATTTGCTTTTAGGCTACAGAGGAGGGAATAATAAGTATGGCAATTACACGTTATTTAAAAATTGGCAAGGAAGATTCATATGGGGTTGAGGCAATAGTATTCCCAGAGACAATTGACCCAGAGACAGTAAGTATTGATCCTGCTGGAGACGATAAACTTATCTATGAAGGTATGAGTGGTTTGGATCGTCATGCAGGATTAGGAATATATTCCACAGGAGGAGATATCACTTTTCCATTGGATGATTTAGTTTCAGGATGGTTCTTCAAATGGGCATTAGGTGGATATGAGGTAACAGGAACATTACCATCATTCACTCATATATTTTCACCATCAACAACTCCATTAATGCAATCATTCTCAGCTAAGATTGGTAAGGATATCATGGAGCATGTTTTCCTTGGTAATGTTGTTGAGAGTATTAGTTTGGAAGTTGAGTCCGAGTGGGCATTGATGACAGTTACTACACTAGGAGCCAAGGACAAGAAGAATGTTTTGGCAACTGATGTTGATTACACTGAAGGTAAATTCTTCACTGCACCAATGGCAAGTTTGACAAAGGATGCTACTGACAAGAGTGCAAGTATCAATACATTATCTTTGTCTATTGAGACAGGTGCTGATATTGAGAGTTCCCAAGGATTCGGTTCACGATTCCCAACCAAAGCTTTTCGTGGTTCCATGGTAGTTGAAATGGAGATGGAATTAGGCTTCGATTCTGACGAAGAACTGATTGCATTTTGGGGTGGTTCTGATGGACCAAGTACATCTGTAATTGAGGAGATGGTTTATACATTAAGCTTTGGAGATAACATAGACTTCATCTTCCCGAGAATGGTTTATACCGCTTCTGGACAACCAGCAGAGGGTAGAGATGGACTTACTCAATCAGTCACTGCACGAGCTTTGTATGATGATGTGAACAAAACTGGACCAATTCAAGTCAGCATGACAAATGATAAAGAGACTTATTAAGAGAGGGTGAAATAATATGGCTAAGAAGTTAACAGCAGGAGTCCTGCAAGGCAATCAATATACAGAGGTTATGGAGGTAGTATGGCAAGGGGAATCTTTTGAGATTGAAATTAAGCCTCTAAACAACAAGCAAGCAAGTGAAATTGAAGCTTTAATGCAAGAAGGTGTGACAGTCAAGGGTAAACCAGGAATGAAAGGTAAGATGGAACGTGTGATGGATTTTGATACACGTAAGAATACTTTTGGACGTTACCAAGCTGATATGAAAGCAGTTTGCCTAGGTACTACTGATGAAAGTATTACTGAAGAAGTTGTTGAAAACCAATTTCCTCCTAAGCTAGTTAAGGAAATCTCAGCACAGGTCAAAAAGATTACTGGCATTGGAAATCAGGAAGATACTGATGAGTTCAATGAAGGTGAAGACACTCCCAGTGACGGCAACAGAGAGCAGTAATTTCTACTTTCTGGTTAAAGTGTGTGGGGTTTCTCCTTTGGATATTCCCCACATGACACCGTTTCAGGTGAAGACATTAATCTACCAACACAACAAGATTGAGAAGGAAAAGCAAGAAGCTTTGGAGAAACAGAAAAAGAGCTCACCTAAGAAAACAAAATCAAATAGGAAGTAGGTGAGAAAAAGATGGCAAATGTTGTAGATATTACGGTAAGAGGTATCGATGAAGCAACCAGAGTATTTAGGAATATAGAGGGTAGTGCTGATGATGCATTTTCTAGCATAGAATCTTCCATGAATTCGATTCCTGATTTGGATATTGATGCCAACGTTGATACTAGTAGAGCAGAAGGAAATCTTGCTGGTATTGAAGGTGCAGTTGGTGAAGCGGAAGGTGCAATACAATCCTTACCAGATCCAAGAATAGATGGTAGCCGAGCAGAACAAGAACTCGAAGGTGTTGGTGATGCAGCAGAAGATGCACAAGATTCAATTGATGGCATTGACATGGGCAGTATATTAGGTGGACTTGCTGCAGGAGGTGGACTTGCAGGAGCTGTTAGCAAAGCCATGGATGTCTCTAATTTGGATACCCAGATTGATATTAGTTTTGATATTCCCCAAGAATCAGTTGAAGCAGTTAAGAGTTCCATCAAGCAAGTGCAAACCTATGGGGTTGATGCAGAAGGAGCCATGGAAGGTGTCAGAAGACAATTTGCCTTGAATGCTGATGCTAGTGATGAGTCCAACCAGAAGATTATTGAAGGTGCAGGAGCAATCTCAGCAGCATTCAGTGAAGTCGACTTTTCAGAATTGATACAAGAGACTAATGAAATTGCTAGTGAACTTGGTATCAGTGACGAAGAAGCATTGGCGTTAACCAATAGCTTAATCAAAGTTGGTTTTCCTCCTGGAGAGATTGACACCATTGCCGAGTATGGTAAACAATTAGCAGATGCTGGTTATAATGCTGAAGATATTCAGGGTATCATGGCAGCAGGAGTTGAGACTGGAACATGGAATATAGACAATCTCATGGATGGTCTCAAGGAAGGTAAAATTCTCCTTGGAGAATTTGGAACTGGTGTAGATGATGCCACAGCAGAACTATTAGAAAGTACTAACATATCTTCTGATCAATTACAAACTTGGGGTGCATCAATTGCCGAAGGTGGAGAGAAAGGTAAACAAGCAATGCAGGATGTTGCTTCAGCCTTGGATGGGGTCAAAGATGGCACTGTCAAGAATCAATTAGGTGTCAAGATGTTTGGTACCATGTATGAAGATCAAGGTAGCAATATCACTGATGCCTTACTCAATGCAGAAGGAGCGACGAAAACTCTTGCAGAAGGTCAGAAGGATGTCAATGATTCAGTCAGTGCAATGGATGCAAGTCCTGCAGTTCAGATGAAACAAGCTATGAGTGATTTGAATACGACATTAGCACCATTGTACAGCAAACTTGCAAACGTTGTATCAACAGTATCCACATGGGTATCTGAGAATCCTATGTTGACAGCTACAATTGCGGCAATATCTGTAGCCTTGGGTATCATCACAGGAGCAATCATGATGCTCACACCAATAGTTATGGGAGTTAAGACGGCAATGATGTTGTTCAATACAACGCTATTAGCCAACCCTATCACATGGGTAGTAATTGGTATCATGGCACTGATTGCCGCAATAGTCCTCCTGTGGACTAACTGGGATTCAGTGAGTGCATTCCTTGCAAGTTCATGGGAATGGATCAAACAGACAGCAGAAACCGTTTTCAATGGTCTAGCTACATTCTTCAGAGCAACGTGGGCAGTTATCAAGGTCATATTTACAACAGTCCTAGAGGTACTTAAAACAATAATTATGACAGTGTTCAATGCGATCAAAACTGTAATCATGACCATATGGAATGGTATCAAAGCATTCTTCGGTTTAATTTGGCAAGGTATTGTGTTAGTGGTTACCACTTATATCAACATAGTGCAGACGATTATCACTACAGTATTCAATATTATCAAGACCGTTATCACGACAATTTGGAACACGATTAAAACGGTTACAAGCACAGTTTGGAACGCTATTGTTGCATTGGTGACTACAGTAATTAACAGACTGAAAAGTGGTATCAGCATAGTCTTCAATGTTATCAAGACAGTTATTACAACCGTTTGGAACACAATTAAATCAGTATCAAGTACGGTTTGGGATGCTATTGTATCAGTAGTTACTGTAATAATAAACCGCTTCAAAACTGGTATTTCCAATATATTCAATGCTATAAAGAGCGTTATTACAACCGTCTGGGATACAATTAAGAGCGTTTCATCTACTGTTTGGGATGCTATTAGTGGAACAATTAGTGGAATTATTGATGGTATTAGCT